AAAACGCTGATCAATCAATCAAAGGTTGACCTGCCAAACGAACAACGTGAAGCACTTGACCTTATTGCGTCAAAAATAGGGCGTATAATCGCAGGGAACAACAACGAGATCGACCACTGGCGCGATGTTGAAGGCTATGCTAGATTAGTACGTCAACGACTTGAAAGAACGGAGGATAAATAAATGTCACTATACGACAACATCCACGCGAAACGGAAACGGATTAAAGCTCAAAAAGCTGCGGGGAAGACACCAGAGCGGATGCGCAAGCCCGGCTCTAAAGGTGCGCCAACGGCTAAGTCATTCAAGGCAGCAGCCAAGACAGCTAATCCAGCACCAAAGAAAAAGAAATAACGATGGCAACAAAACCCGCAAAAGGCAAAGCCAAAGTCAAAGTCACAGCCTCTGGTAAAAAAGTCAGTTACGGTCAAGCTGGCAAAGCCAAAGGTGGTGGCGCACGGGTAAAGCCGGGAACTGCAAAAGGCAACTCATACTGCGCAAGATCGGCTGGTCAAATGAAGGACCACCCCAAGGCAGCAAAGAACCCAAACAGCCCGTTGCGTCTTAGTCGTAAGCGGTGGAAGTGCGCTGGAAGTAAATCAACAAAATAGCAGGATAAAATGAAACACAAAAATAACATATGGCCAGCGGACAAAGTAGAGCGAAGAAAAACAGACTCACTTGTTCCGTATGCTCGCAACTCACGAACGCACAGCGAGCAGCAAGTGTCACAGATAGCGGCCAGCATTAAAGAATGGGGATGGACTACGCCTGTATTGATTGACGAAGAAGGCGGCATCATTGCAGGTCATGGCAGGGTACTAGCAGCGCAGAAACTTGGCATAGATGAAGTTCCTACAATGGCAGCGACAGGTTGGACTAAAGCTCAGAAGCAAGCATATGTCCTTGCAGACAATCAACTGCCCCAGAACGCAGGGTGGGACATGGACCTGCTATCAGTTGAGATGAAAGACTTGGACGCAGAAGGCTTTGACCTTTCGTTGATGGGTTTTGACGACGACATGATGGCGAATATGCTCAATGAAGAAACCGAAGGGCTGACCGACGAGGACGCGGTGCCGGAAGTCCCTGACGTTCCAGTAACGGTTGAGGGCGATATTTGGGTGTTAGGTAAGCATCGTTTGATGTGTGGGGACTCGACTAGCATTGATGCGGTTGATAAGCTGATGGGCGGCGTTAAAGCCGATATGGTGTTTACAAGCCCGCCTTATAACGCGAATACGAAAGCTGGTGATGGCGATATCTTCAATAAGAGGAAATCAAAGAAGCTGTACGCTGATGGTTATTCGGACAATCTAGGTTCAGAGCAATATATTAAATTTACAAAAGACGTTCTTGAAGTTTGCTTTATGAATACGGATGGATTTGTATTCTGGAATGTTAGCTATAACGCTAATTCCCGCAATGAGTATATCAAACAGATCGAAGACAGAATTGATTTTCTTGTGGAGCAAATTTGCTGGAAAAAAAGCAGTACAATTCCGTTTAAGGGCTGCCTGATGAGGGATTGGGAGCCTGTATACATATTTTCAACAAACAAGCAGGGTCTTAATTTAAAGAATGTCGTAAGCAATTTCTGGGAGATCAGCAACACTGGGTCGCAGCAAGAAAATCACAAGGCTTGCTTCCCCGTTGCTTTGCCAGAGAAAGCCATCGGTCTAGTGAATAAGAATACAGGAATTGTCTTTGAGCCATTTTCAGGAAGCGGCACAACATTAATTGCTTGCGAGAAAACAGGCCGAGAAAATAGAAGCATGGAACTAGACCCCAAGTACTGCGACGTGATTATAAAACGCTGGTGTGATTTCACCGGGAAAGATGCTATAAACGAAGCAACGGGTGAGAAATTCCCGACTATAAAGGCAGAATGATGGCAAAGAAGCCCGTAAAACGTGTCACAAAGCCAAGCCACAAGCCAACGGATGAGACTAAGAAGCTGGTCAGGCAATGGACTGGACTAGGGTTTCAGCAAGAGCGTGTTGCTCGAAAGCTGGACATTGACCCTAAGACATTGCGCAAGCATTACCGTGACGAGCTAGACCTTGGCGCTGACGAAGCCAACGCAATCATGGGCGCTGCATTGTTCAACAAGGCAAAGAACGGTGACACAGCAGCTTTGATCTTTTGGATGAAAACACGTTGCGGCTGGTCTGAGAAGCAAATCCATGAGCTTCAAGGCAAGGACGGAGGACCAGTAGTTCTATGGCCTACGAAATAGGTAGAGCTTACGACTTCGCACACGACTTAGTCGGCCCTTCACGCTACAAAGCGATGTACGGAGGCAGGGGTAGCGCCAAGTCACATTTCTTTGCAGAATGTATGGTTGGGAACGCTGGTGGCACAAAAGGGTTCAGAGGCGTATGCATCAGAGAGGTGCAGAAGTCTCTGCAAGAATCAGCCAAGCGTCTGATCGAAGACAAGATTGCAGCCATGGGTATGGAAGACAAGTTCGACATCCAAAAGGACCGTATCATAACACCGGGCGACGGGGTCATCATCTTCCAAGGTATGAACCAGCACAACTCCCACTCTATCGCGTCGTTGGAAGGTTTCAATGTTGCGTGGGTTGAAGAGGCTGCAACTCTCAGCGAGACATCACTCCGATTACTCAGGCCGACGATAAGGTCAGAGGGTTCTGAGATTTGGTTCAGTTGGAATCCAAGGTTTGCCGCTGACCCGGTCGATAGGTTCTTCCGAGGCCCAACCCCGCCTGACAATGCAATCATTCGGAAAGTCAATTACGACGAGAACAAGTTCTTCCCTGACACGTTGGAGCAAGAGCGTCAGCACGACTATAACAACCTGCCAGATATGTACTCACACGTCTGGCTTGGTGAACACATGCCAATGGCTGCAAATGCAATATTCAACATGACGAACATTCACGAGAACCGCAGAGACGAAGCGCCTCTGATGAACAGGGTATTGGTAAGTGTTGATCCTGCTATATCGAATGAGAGCGGGTCTGACGAGCACGGCATAACAGTCGGCGGCATCGGCGAAGACAAGCGCGGCTATCTCTTGGACGACGTGACAATGAAAGGCTCGCCCCGCCAGTGGGCTGAGAGAGCCATAGCAACGTATGACCGATACGAGGCAGATGCCATTGTCGTTGAGCGAAACCAAGGTGGCGACATGGTGCGGCACACACTTCACACGGTTAGACCAAACATTAAGATAGTTGAGGTTGTCGCAACTCGTGGAAAACACGTCCGTGCGGAGCCTATCAGCGCATTATACTCAAGCAACACGATAAGCCATGTTGGGTCGTTCCCAGAGCTTGAGATGCAGCTTTGTCAGATGACATCTGCGGGGTACGAGGGGCCAGGGTCGCCGGATCGAGTTGATAGCGCCGTCTGGCTTTTCACGGAATTGTTCCCGGCGTTGATACGCAAAAAGCCTAACAAAACACGTCAGCCAAAGCGCGGGGGATGGATGGCTTGAGAAATATGTGGTTATGTGTTAATTTTTAAAATCTTTTAACGCTTTGAGGGCGAATGAATGGCAATGTACGATGGCGACAACAGCGGGTCTTCCGAAGAAGATCAACTTGAAGACATCCACGAGGAAGCCCTAGAGCAGTTTGAACAGTCTCAGGAAGTGTGGGAAGAAAACCAACGTCGCTATGAGCAGGACGTGAAGTTTGCCCGTATGGGTGAGCAGTGGGACGACAACGACGCAGAACGACGACGCCAAGATGGTCGGCCAATGCTGACAGTAAACAGGTTGCCGTCGTTTATCCGTCAAGTATCTAACGACGCAAGACAGAACAAGCCGCAGATCAAGGTTATGCCGCAGGACAGTTCTGGCGATCCAAACACAGCGGAAGTCCTCAACGGACTAATTAAAAACATTGAAAACATCTCAAAGGCTGACCTTGCATACGACACTGCAATCGATTGCGCCGCGTCTGGCGGCATGGGGTACTTCAGAGTTGACGTAGACTATAGTGACGCAGACACGTTTGATATGGACATCAGGATCAATCGCATCCTCAACCCGCTGACAGTTTACCCAGACGCCAACTCAACCGCAGCAGACTCTAGCGACTGGGATTATTGTTTTATTACGGAGATGATGCCACTTGACGAATTTGAGGTGGCCTACCCTGACGCAGACCCGATTGACTTCAACGCGGGTTCATACACCGACAGAGAGGCGTTGTGGTTTGAGGACAAGTCAGTCCGTCTCGCTGAGTACTGGTGCCGCAAGCAAGAAGAATACGACATCCACCAGCTAGACACTGGCGACGTTGTGACAGACGAGATGCTTGACGAGATGCAGGCCACGCTAGATGCAATGGGCATCCAAGTGGTGAAGACGCGCAAGTCAACGAAAAGCGTTGTGAAACGATACGTTCTGAACGGTCAAGAAATTCTGGAGACCGACGAGTGGGAGGGGTCGTTTATTCCTGTCATTCCCGTTTATGGCGAAGAGGTTTATCACGAGGGCGAGCGACACTTCTATAGCTTAATTCACTTCGCAAAAGATGCGCAGCGGATGTACAACTACTGGAGGACAACAACGACAGAGCTAGTCGCATTGGCTCCAAAAGCTCCGTGGATAGGCCCAGCAGGTTCGTTTGATACAGACCTGCAAAATTGGCAAGTAGCCAACACTGAGACGCTTCCATTTCTAGAATACGACGGCGATGTCCCGCCACAGCGTCAGCCGTTTGCTGGACCACCAGCCGGAGCGCTACAAGAAGCACTAAACGCATCAGACGACATGAAGTCTGTGATGGGTCTACACGATGCTTCTATGGGCGCACAGTCAAACGAGATCAGTGGCGTAGCGATCAGCAAGAGAATACGCGAGGGCGACACGTCAACGTTTCATTTCATTGACAACATGAGCCGCGCCATTCGCCATGCTGGCATTGTTATCCTTGACCTGATCCCACACATATACAGCCAAGATCGTATCCTGCGGATTATCGGGCAAGACGAGCAACCGCAGACCGTTCGAGTTAACGCGCCATTCCAATCTAAAGAAGAAATGCTCCCAGATCATGCGAAGAATCAAATGGAAGCCATTAACAGCGTATACGACTTGCGTGTCGGAAAGTATGACGTTGTGGTCAAGGCTGGGCCGTCATACACGACCCAACGTGAAGAGGCTAGAAACAGCATGATTGCCTTGCTCCAAGCGTTTCCACAGGCAGCGCAGGTCACCGGAGACTTGGTTGTTGAGAGCATGGACTGGCCAAACGCTGACGCCTTCGCTAAACGCTTGAAAGCTATATTGCCACCGGGCGTAATTGACGAAGCGCAAGACCCGCAAGCTGCGGCACTCGCAAATCAAGTCAAAGAGATGGACGCAGTCATTCAACAGTTGATGGCTGGCCGTGAAGCAAAGATGGCAGAGATTCAAGTGGATCGTGAGAAGCTAGGGATTGATTCAGCCAACGCTGAGACTAACCGCTTGAAGGCTGAGACGGAGCGCCTCAAGGCTGAAGTCGATGCAGAATACAAGCGTCAACAGTTAGAGCTAGACGCAGCAAAGGCAATGCAGCAAGACCCGGTAGACGACACGCCTGTTGTCATTAAGCAGATGGAGTTGAGCCATGACCAAGCGAAGGTTGAAATTGATTCCGCGCTTGAGGAAAGAAAGCTGTCGATTGAAGAGGCGAAAGTATCTATTGACCAGCAGAGATTAGACATTGAACGGTTCAAGGCTGAAGCTGATGCAAGCGTAATGGTCTCAGAGGCAATGGCACCAGAGATAGACATAAGCATTGTTGACTTGGCTAACGGAAAAGATTTGGAATAACATAGATACAATGGGTGTGGTTCTTGTTGTAGCGGCAGCAACAAGAGTAGCCAAAAATAACGTCATTCCGACGTTGTTACTTATTCTTGCCGATTATTAGGGTTTTTGTTATGATAGAAGAAGAAATGGGTAGCGTTGCAGTTGACACGTCCATGCCTGATGCTGATGAAGTCGAATACGACCAGCCTGATGCAGATGAAGAAGTCACTGGAGAGGACGATAACAAGTCCATTGACACGGAGCCTGACGAATATGACGGCTTCGATGACGACGACGAAGACGACGATGATGAGTCTGAATCTGAAGAGTTGTCGGGCAGTGTCGAGATTGAGTTCGACGGCAAGAAGTTTAAAGTTCCGGCAGAAATCAAAGATGCGGTTATGCGGGAACAGGACTACACTCACAAGACTCAAGCGCTCGCAGAGCAGCGGAAGGTCATTGAGGCTGAACAACAGCAATTTCGTCAATATGCCGAAGTGTCAGCGGCTCATTCTGAGAATATGGCAAACATTGCGGCGATTGATCAACAGTTGTCACAATTCCAAGCCTACGATTGGAATGCAGCTTATGACGCAGATTTAGCTTCCGCGACCAAGCTCCGACATCAGATGGAGCAGTTAGGGCAAGCGAAAAACGCTCTCGTTCAAGATGTACAGGTAGCCGAACAGAAGCGTCAGCAGATTTACAACGAAAACTTGGCCACGACGGCCAAGCGCACTGACGACGCAATGCGGTCTGAAATTCCAAACTGGGGCGACGAGCTTAAAACTGAGCTTGGCAAGTTTGCAGTTGAGACAATGGGGTTCGATGCAGAATCAGTATCGAAGGCAGTAACACCTCAAGAGATCAAAGCAATCTACTATGCACAAGTTGGGTACAAAGCTATTCAAGCGGCGAAGTCTAAAAGCGCCAAGTCGAAGCAGCCTGTTGAGGCAAAGAAGCCACCAAAGGCAGTTAAAGCAAGGCGACAGAGGGCACCGTCAGACCTCTCCAAGATTTCCGATCCTGCCACATACAGAGAGGCATACATGGCTCGGAAGCGTAAACAAGGATAACGACTATGGCTAACACTAACCTAACGATTGATATGATCACCAACCAAGCGTTGATGATCCTCCATCAAAAACTTAACTTTATCGGTTCCGTCAACCGTCAATACGATGCAAGTTTTGCAAAGTCTGGCGCTAAAATTGGTGACACTCTCCGCGTTCGTTTACCAAACGAATACACTGTTCGTTCTGGCGCAACACTTTCCGCGCAAGACACGACAGAGACAAGCGTTGCTCTCCCGGTTACAAACCAGAAGGGCGTTGACGTTAACTTCTCATCTGAAGAATTGACGATGGACATCGACAGCTTCTCAGAGCGGATTCTTGAGCCAGCAATGTCAGTACTTGCAGCCAATATCGAGCACGACATGATGGATAGCGTTTACAAAGAAGTATACAACTTTGTAGACAACGCTGGTTCTGCAATGACGTTTGCAAAAGCTCTTGAAGCTGGCAAGCGCCTTACAGACAGCCTTGCTCCATATGATGCGCGTTGCCTTAACTTGGACACGCAATCAAACATCGATATGGTTGACGCTCTCAAGGGCTTGTTCAATGCTCAAGACAAACTTTCTAGCAACTACAAGCAAGGTCGCTTGGCTGGTCCGTTTGCTGGCTTTGACGGCATTTACGAAAACACCCTGTGGCCAACTCATACCTCTGGTACTGACGACGGCACGGGTGATCACCTTGTTGACGGCGCAAGCCAAGTTGGCTCGGCAATCACTACAGGCTCAGAAGGTTCTGGCACGTTGACGGCAGGTGACATTGTCACAATTACTGGCGTTAACCGCGTACACCCAGAGACCAAAGCTGACACAGGCGAGCTACAACAGTTTGTTGTAACTTCTGACTACAGTGCATCAGCAACTACTCTGAACATCTCCCCGGCAATTGTCGTATCAGGTGGTGCTCAGAACGTTACTGCTTCACCAGCGAACGACGCTCCGATTAACAAACTCGGTGGCGGTGCTTCGTCTGTCTACTCATGCTCAATGGCATATCACAAAGACGCATTTGCTTTTGCAACGGCTGACTTGGTAATGCCAAAGGGTGTTGACATGGCTGCTCGTAAGCAGCTTGACGGCGTCTCAATGCGGATCGTCCGTGACTACGACATCAACAACGACAAGTTCCCTTGCCGTATGGATGTCCTCTACGGGTACAAGGCTATCCGTCCACAGTTGGCTTGCCGCATCGGCAACAACTAAGTAGAATGGCGGGGAGGGTTTCTGCTCTCCCCGTTTTCTTTTATTGGAGGGGTAACATGGCGTCTCGTTGTAAGGTATACCGTAAAAACAATGACGGTGGGTTTGACCAAATGATTGTCAACCGCGCAGATATCCCTTCTGGTTGGTCACCAGACCCTGGCGCTGTTGATAAGCCTACCCCTGTTGTAAAGCCTGTGAAGGCTGTGAAGTCGCGCAAGGGGAAGAAAAATGGCAATAACTAATTACACCAATTTAAAGACAACCCTTGCCGATTACTTGCACCGCTCTGATTTATCAGACACGGTGCTTTCTAACTTCGTGCAGTTTGCTGAATCTCGATTGAACAGAAAGCTACGTCTGCTCCAACAAGAGACGACGACAACGCTGTCAGTCCCTGCTGGGACAAACACTATTGCATTGCCTTCGGATTGGATTGAGACAATCGACGTTATCCACTCGGATGACAAAGATTCTTTGACGGCTCAGTCAGTCAAGAACCTAAACAGCCAGACAAGTTATGGGTCAACTTCGGGCAGACCAAGACTTTACGCCATCACTAATGGCTACAACTTGCTGTTCAATATAATCACAGACAAGGCATACGACCTTTCATTGAACTACTTTAACAAGTGGGACGTTGAGACAGACGACACGAACTGGCTTCTGCAAAATGCACCAGATGCATATTTGTATGCGTCACTTCTTGAGGCGAAAGCATACACCAAGAAGCTGGAAGACGTGGGACTGTGGTCAAGTGGTCTTGATGTTGCAATAAATGACTTAAATCGTAACGACAACCGTTCTCGTCGTAACGCAACTTCCCGCGTTGATAGCGCCATTATTAAGGCTGGCCGATTTGACATAAACAGGGGTTATTAAGATGCTTGAATTCGGTTCTTGGGAGCCTGACAAGGCCGACTATCAAAACCCCGGCGCAACAATTGCTCAGAACGTTCTCTCGACCACAGGTTCATCATATGGGCCTATGCCAAAGTTGTCGTCAGTTGTGGACGCGCTGACTGAGCGGCCAAGGGGCGCTGGAGCGTTCCGTGCTTCGGATGGTACGTTTGCAACATTTGCAGGGGATTCAAGCGATCTATACAAATTAAATGCTACAGCATGGGACGAAATCTCAAAGAGTACTGGAGCCTATACTGTCGCTGCGAAAGACAACTGGGAGTTCATTTCATACGGCAACAGAGTTATTTGTTGCAACGGTCACACAGACCCAATACAGAGCTACGTTATGCTCTCCAGTTCCGACTTTGCTGACTTAGCAGCCGCAGCGCCGCGAGCAAAACACATTGCTGTCATTAACAATTTTGTCATGACGGGGAACACTTGGGACTCAACAGACGGATCGGTTCCTAACCGTGTTTGGTGGTCATCCATTGACGACCCCACTACGTGGCCGTCTATTGGGTCAAGCGCTGCGGCGCAAGCTCAGTCTGATCGGCAAGACCTCCCGTCTGGTGGGAAAGTGCAAGCTATCACTGGTGCTGTTGGTGGTGCTGACGGTGCTGTATTCATGGACAAGTCAATATACCGGGTTAGTTATGAGGGTGCGCCGTTAGTCTTCAGCTTTACGGAAGTAGAGCGTGGGCGCGGTGCGTTTATTGCAAACTCTGTTGTCAACGTCGGCCCTTTTGCGGCTTACATTGGCGAGGACGGGTTCTTCTTATTCGACGGGTCACAATCTCAACCAATAGGGGCGCAGAAAGTTGATGAGTTCTTCTTCGACGATTTGGATTTTAATTACATTGACAGAGTTAGCAGCGGGGCTGATCCCGTAAAGAAACAGATATACTGGTCATACCCTTCGGCCCCTAGTTCTACAGGCGAGCCTGACACGTTGATAGTTTACAACTGGGAGACCCAGCGGTGGACTTATGGCAAGCAGAGTTGCTACACGCTGTTCTCAGAGATCACAAAGTCATACACACTAGAGCAGCTTAACAGCTTCGGTAATGTTGACACGATCACAACTTCTTTCGACAGCCGCATCTGGATTGAGGGGCAGCTAGTGTTGTCTGGCTTTGACGCTAATTTCAAGCTGGCTTCTTTTGCTGGTGGTGCATTACCCGCAACAATGACAACAACGGAAGTCGGGGGCATGGAACTGTTCACAAAGCCCAATGAGAGGCTCTACGTTGATGGTGTGCGGCCATACGTTGACGGTGGCACCTATACGGCCAGCTTAGTCTACAGGGACAGCCCCAGCGGCTCTGTATCGACTGACGGGCCTAACTCAGTGGACACTGACGGCATGGCTAACTTCACACGATCTTGCAGATATGCGCGTATCCAAATTGACATTGCAGAAGACGCCTTGTGGTCACACGCGCAGGGAGTTGACTTAGCTGTAACAGAAGATGGTGAGTTCTGATGGCTGTCCTTAATTACACACCGCAAGATGGTGTTCTCCCAGTAGACCAAGAATTAACATTGGATGAGATATTGCAGCTTCTTAATGTCCCGGTATCGCCAGATGGAGAATCTGCGGTAGACTACGCAGATGCAAACCAAGAGATAGCATACACAGGAACCCCAGAAGAAACAGATTTTATGCCTCAAAGAGGACTGCCAACGCCCCCGTCAATCGCTGATGAGATAGCACAGTCTTTTAGAATTCATGGTAGCGGGTCGGGGAAGCCTGTTACTGATGTTGGGGAACACGGCGTAAGGCAAGGTGGATATGGGGTGTCGGGTGGTGTAGAGGCAAGGCTACCCGCTGATTTTCTAGCTAAAAATGCTCTGCTTGGGGCGTCCCTTGGCGGGTCGCACTATAGAGGTGATGT